TTCTATTTCAGCTTGTTGCTGGCGTAGCATATCTGCGGCTTTACTTGCACCAACATACTTTGCGTTTTCAAGGTGCTGGATTATTTCAGCTATTTCCTCATCTGTTAGTGTCTTTGCTGGATGGGTGTAAAGTGGAATACCACGACCACTTACATTAAGGTCATAGACATCGCTATGTTCTAGGTAATCCATCCACGCTACTGGTTCATTGTTCATATTGCATTACCGTGCATTAAGTAATTAGTGCCAAAAATAATGACGCAAATAAAGATGGCCATTAAACCGCCTAAAATAAAATCTCTCATGTCAATCTCCTAATGAAATATTTTGTAGCGTGGGTTGCAGGTAACTTCTACTGGAACATCTGTGGTAACACCGTTAATCTTACGCTTTGCCGTAATAACAATAGGGCGTGTACCAGCATCTTCACACTCATTGATGCCAAGGATAACTTGGGCACGGGTCATGTGAAACGCTTGTTTATCTGTTTCTAGCGTTACATTTGGTGGTTCAAAAGAACTGCAACCAACTAGGGCTAATGGTGCTAATAGGTATAAATATTTCATGCTAATTCCTTTGTTTTGTTTTCGATTATTTCCCAAAGGTCTAGTTCATAAACCATTTCGGTAATGTCGTTGTCACCAATGTAGGCGTAAGAGATTTCGTTGTTGTAACCACGCAATTCGATTTGAGTATTACCGTAAGTTACTGAATCTATGTAATGACCGTCTTTCATTTATTTCTCCTTTTTCACTTCCCAATGAAGTAATACCAGTTTAGTTAAGCTACCTTAACATTGTCAACACATTTATCTAAGGAAAACCCTAATATGTGCAAAAAAGCGACAGGCTGTATTTGGCAGTTGCTATCAATGGGTCAGAAAGCCGCAAAATTACCCAATTACTGCATCCTACATTTGACGGCTTAACGCCTTAATAAGGTGGGGTACTCGCTCCGTGATGCTTTCCCCCATGATTACAAATTATTTTTTACTTGGTAAAACCTTAATAAATGCTGAAAGCACTCCCAGCCCTTTTGAAGCTGGGGTTCTTCCACTTCTACTAATTTTACTTGGTTAGTCATGCCATTGACAAATACGATGGCACACCTAGCGTTGGGCAAGTTTAGTCCTTCACGATATGCCGCTAACTGTAGTTCATGTTCGAACCATACATCAATTTTATCAAGGTCGGTGGTCTTAGTCTTAAAATCTACAATAAAACCGCCTTTACCATTGATCTTCTTAGCCATCAAATCGCATTTGCCACCAAACCCTAGCGGATGCCCAAAAGAACGCTCAGAAAGCCACGGTTGCTCTCCAAAGGCATTTTTAAGGGCACTATCAATAGCATCAAGATAAGCTGGCTTTTCAGGCATATACACCTGTTCAAAGTAGCTTTCAATAATGTTATGAATAGCCGTACCACGCTCTGCCGCTTCCCTGCCAGTAGCTTTGCTATCTTTCATTACCCTAGATAGCCAAACCCCTTCTTCTTCCCCTTCTAGGCGAGGTAGTGTAAGTGCGGCAAGGATAGCTTGTTCTGCAAGCCATCGCTGTAGCCCTTCACCTTTGTTTGCGACATTGATGATGGTGGTAACTGAGGGCAATAAACCGAGCCTTCGTGCATCAGCAACATTTGTTGCCCGTTCCTTGCCCGTAGACGATCCAATGACTGTATAGGCTGGACTGCCGTCTTTAGTATAGAAGTGACCACTTTTCTCCTCTTTATCTTTAACTATCATTTTAAGTTTATTTCCTTGTGGCGTTGTTTATGGCAAGGCTGACACAACCAATTGACCATAAGGGGTTTGTCGTAATCTTCATGGTGTGCAAGAGTATTTTCGTTTCCGCATCTTTCACAATTTTTACGGATAAGTTCGCCTGATCTAATGGCTCTAGAAACGGTACTATGGCATTGACTTCTCCTTTTATCTTCTTGCCGCCAAGCCTTAGTAACTGCAATGTTTGCCTTTTGCCTGTTAGGATTTTTTGCACGATCTCTGTCATATTGACGCACCTTTTCAATGTTATTTATTCTATGTTCTGATACATCATTTTTTGTACATTGTTTGCATTTATTAAGATGCCCGTCAGACATTGCTGGATGTGCATAAAAATCCGTTAATGGTCTGACGGCATTGCATTTAAAACAAGTTTTCATGGCAATCTCCTTTATGCCATTATACCCATTTTAAATTAAAAAGGAATATCCGATAAGTCATCATCTTCAATCTTAGAAGCGTTCTTTTCACGCTCTTTTTGACCACGCCATTCAGATGATTCTGCAATCTTTTCTTTGTAATACTTTGGCAACGCATCGTATTTAGCTTGGTCAAATTCTGCCAACCAAAAATGAACTGGTGCGTTAATACCTTCAGGCTGGGCATTACGCAACGCTGTTGGCACAGGGCTAATACCGCTGATGTTAGCGTAGCGGCCATCCTCTGAATGAGTAATATTGACCATACAGAATTTGCCTAACAAGTTTTTAAGGTCAAAGTTTTTTCTATCTTCCGCAGTCATCTTTTTGTTAGACCACGCTTCTAGGTCTTGACGCAATCTTGCTTGATCTCCAAGACTAACGGTATAGCGTTTAGAAACAATTAACGGCTTACCATCGTCTGTCTTTAATGGAGCACCGCTATCGTCATCACCATGCAGTTCCCAAGTCAATACGACTTTGTGCATGATTTTGGTTTCGCCAGCCCATTCGGTAGCCTGATGCCCTAAATCAATGACCGAATACAAGCGAGCCATGTGGTTGCCAGCAGGGGCTATTTTAAATTCTTTACTGTTATCTGAAATAATCATTTTCCGTTCCTAAAAATATTTGAAAAGTCGTTAATAACATCACGCAAAACAGGGTTTACTTGAGTGTTGCGTACAGGCGATGGCAATCCACACGCATAGCGTAAGTCACCAATTTCATCTGCGGTTAAGAAAACCCCATCATCGAGGTCTTTAAAGATGCGTTCCAAATGTTGTTGGAAGCTGTGAAAGTCTTGATCTTGCTCACTCATACGAGTTCTCCTAAATTTACACGGCACATACCGTATTTAGATATTAAGCTAACTTAAATAAGATTGCAACACTTTATTTGAAATTTGTTGTAAAAATGTTAAGATAGCTTATGGATAAAACTTCAACAAGAGCAATGATCGCCCTATTGGGTGGGCCTACAAAGGTAGCAAACCTAGTAGGAGTAAGCGTTCCAGCCGTATCTATGTGGCAAAACGGCATTATTCCCTACGATAAGCTGGTAATCCTAGCCGCTACGCTAGAAAAGCAAAGCCACGGTTTATGGTCAAGAAAACAGCTATTTCCGCTTTCTTACAAAATGATATGGCCTGAATTAGATTAGTGCTATACTTTAGGGGCAGAGTGATGTCTGTTTAGGTTTTAGTTCAGGAAAAGACCCTTTAGGGTTGCTTTGAGTGTTTACTAAATGACCTGAACCATTTATTAAACAACATCATCTTAGAGCAACCTTAAAGGGTTTTTCTATTTCTGCCTAGCCCGTACTCATTGGTGTTGCTACGGTAAAGGCTGTAAATACCCCTAGAAACTACTAGGTGCTAATGCACCCTTCCCTATCTGTTATTGCTTGGATAGTCAGAAGAACCGTCCTGTATGGATAGACCGATGATGTGATAAAGACAGACCTAGGCACGACAAAGACATCGAAGCAATAATTTGAGCCAAGAACTCAGCAAGACTGACAAGCTATTCCTCATAGTAGGGATAGCTATGTCCTGAATCTTGCAATCCTGACAAAAAAACAACACTTATAAATAATTTGTTATTATTAAGCCTACTTAACATATACTTTCTTACATGGAAAACTTAATGTTAATTTTCTCTGTTGGAATCTTTGCCATACTTGGTGCGGTATTGCTTCTTTTGTTCATCATTCTTTATTGGGTAAAAACATGACTTGGAACTTACGATTAGTAAATATGAGTAACCCCTATGAGGATTACTTTGAAATCCGTGAAGTCTATTACGACAACATGGGTAAACCGATTGCACACAGTCAAGCATCTATTGGTGGGGAAGATAGACTAGAAGTCGATAGATACATTGAACTGGCTAAATTGGCACTTGATAAACCTATTTTAAAGTTTGCAAACAATGAAGATACAAGTAAAGACGAAGAATGATTGAAACTTTAGTTAAACCCCAGCCGCTAGACAACGACATTGCCGTAATGAAGATATTGCAGTTGATGGGTCAGTTATCTTTAAACGACATCGAATACATTACCAAGCTAACCTCACAAGTCAGTAATTTAATAAGCGAGAAATCACAATGACCTTTGCTGTTTTCTATGGTTTATACCCCCGTAAAATGGCTCGTAAAGACGCTGAAAAGGCTTGGAAGTCTATGACTGCCGATGAGCAAGAAAAAGCCATAGAAGCCTTGCCACAGCATCTTAAATACTGGAAGATCAAGGAAACCGCTAAAGATTACATACCATATCCTGCAAGCTGGTTACGGGCTGGGCGGTATGATGACGAACTTGACATTGAGCCTTTAAAGAAACCTGAATTGCCTTGGTATTCAAGCGAAGAATTAACGGCTAAAAAAGCTCAAGAAGTCAATTGCCCTGCTTATGCTGGTGAAGCATGGGCGGCATGGCGGTCTAGGATTGCTCAGAAGATAAAGCAAATTGAAGCCTGACCCGTTTAAGGGAATGATTCACGGGATCATACACAGACCCAAAGCAGTAAAACAAATGTATCTTGTAGATTGGTACATTGGTGTAGCAAAGAAGCGTGGCTGGGATGCGGTGGTTAAGTTAATACAACAACACCCCGAAACCGAAGCAAAAATAAAAATGTTAATTAAAAAGAGATTAGGAAAATGAATACCTTACATTTAGGCAATTGCTTAGAAGTAATGAAATCTTTGCCAAGCCAAAGCATTGATTTAACTGTTACAAGCCCACCATACGACAATTTACGCAGTTACAACGGATATATTTTTGATTTTGAAGGCATAGCCAAAGAGTTATATCGAGTAACCAAAGATGGCGGTGTCGTGGTTTGGATAGTTGGAGATGCCACAGTCAATGGGTCAGAAACAGGCACTTCATTTAAGCAAGCCCTATATTTCAAAGAAATAGGCTTTAATTTGCACGACACAATGATTTGGGAAAAAACCGCTATATTTCCTCATCACATTAATGCTAAAAGGTACAAACAACAATTTGAATATATGTTTGTTTTAAGTAAAGGAAATATTAATACACATAATCCAATATTTGATGTGCCAAATAAATCTGCTGGTAAAGTAATTAACATTAAATGCAAAATTAAAACTAAAAACAACGGAAAATATAATGGCAAAACAAAAACAATAGATTCTTCTGAATATCGCATGAGAAGCAATATTTGGAAAGAAAGTCAAGTCGGTGTAGATGGTCATCCAGCACCATTTCCTGAAAAATTGGTTTTTGACCATATTATGTCTTGGTCAAATGAAAATGACACAGTATTAGATTGTTTTATGGGTAGCGGAACTACAGGAAAAGTTGCAAAACAATTAAATCGTAAATTTATTGGAATAGAAATAAGTAATGATTATTTTGAAATAGCTAAAAATCGAATTGAAAATGCACAAACACAAACATTACTTTTTGGAACTTAAATGAGAGAGATAGACCCCAATAAATGTATAGACTTTATCCTTGAAAACGCAGGTAAGTACGCACAAGCTAAGGGCGAATTAGCCCAGCTAGAAACTTTTAAGAGTTCACTTAAATCCATTATGATGAAGAAGTCAGGTGAACAAACCATTGGAGCACAGGAGCGTGAAGCCTACGCCAGCCAAGAATACCAAGACTTATGCAATTCTATTGGCACGGCTACAGAAAACGCAGAAAAACTCAAGTGGGAATTGACAGCCGCACAATTGCGTCATTCCACATGGCAAACCCTAGAAGTATCTAACCGTAATCAAGATCGGATATTGAAATAATGTTAAAACTAACCGAAGAATTTTTAATCCTCAAATTACTTTGCAAAATGTATGACGATGCCCTAAACCGCAAAGACTATACCCAAATGCTAGAGATTAGCGTAGATATTGCTGAATCTGCGGAAAAGCTAGAACAAATGACCGTAGATCACATCAATGGCCACTAAGCATGAGAAAGAAAAATACAGAAAAATTGCTGAACTGGGATGCTCATTATGTAGGCATCAAGGCAACGAGGGAACGCCAGCAGAATTGCATCACATTAGACGAGGTGGCGTTAGAAGCAAGTCGCCTGTTATTCCGCTCTGTACCTTTCACCATAGAGGAGCAAATACCTCAATTCACGGTATGGGCCGCAAGCGGTTCGAGCAAGAATACGGAATCACGGAAGAACAGTTGTTGGAGAAAACGGAAAGTCTTATCTCGTGAGTAGTTGGCTAATCATCCTTACAGGGGCTATATACGCTTATATCGCTGGAGAACAAGTTTATAAAGGCAATGTATGGTTAGCCGTTATTTATAGCGGATATGCTTTTTCAAATGTTGGTTTGTATATGTTAGCTAAATAATGTAAAATGGTGCAATGCAACATTTAATAGGAGATTGCTATGTATACATTTGATGAGCAGATTAAAAAGTATGAAGAAGTCTTAGACCGCACAAAACAGATGTATGAATTTTGGTACAACTGCGTATTGTCTACTATGAAAGACTTTTACAAGTTTGGTAAGTAATTACAATTCGTGACCGTCAAACCCTAGTTCTTGGCCCACAAGCATCTTTCTACGCTTAAATGTAGCATCGTGCAGATTCCATTTACCTGACTTATGTCGGGAACAATGGATCATTTCGTGGGCCATAGACCTAGTGACGGTATCGTAATGACCGCACTTGGCTTTAGATATACAAAAAATATGTGGTCTTGCTAAAGATTCATCGTATTCGTAGGTTGCCATGACGGTATGGTCATCTACAACTAAAAAACGACATAGTTCGCTGGGCGGCAAATCCCACTTTGTAAACGGATAGCACTTAGCAAGCGTTAAGTAAATGCCCTCAAGATTTTTTGGCGAAATTTTCATACACCGTGTATTTTCCCACGAAACTCGACTTCATCCTCGCCCCAAACCCTAATCATTTCAGGCTGTAAAAGACGGCTTCTTTCAAAGGAAAGCATTACAAATCCGCTATTCCAGTCCTTTGGCGTATCTTCTGTATAGGCGAATTGTTGACCATTGCAATCAGCTAATGTGCCTGTTTGCACACCCCATCTTGTGCCGTTGTAATCTGATACTGGCATTACGCTTAAATGATGAGTATGACCGCTTATGAAATTTACCCCACTATTCAGGGAATTGGCTCTTGCCGCCCCGAAGCCACCTTTCCAACGATGCTTGATACAAGTATCTTCATTTACCCAAAATGACCAGCAAGGAAGCCACGCAGGGAAGTATTCTTTAAGAGTTGTACCCCTCATGCCCTCAAAAGCTGGAAGGTTCTCTATGATCCGCATTTCAAGCCTAGCGTCATGATTACCCAACGGCCAATATAATTTAGCACCTTTAGCTACCGCTTCAATTTCACCTAAAAAGTATTGACAAGCTTCAAGTTCTTCTTTGACAGTTGGTATTTTGTCCCAATCACCCCTAGGAAAACGGCTAATTGAAGCCCCATCTAATGCGTCACCATTACAGACAATGGCAGTCGGCTTGTATTCTTTAATCATTTCTAACAACGCTTTAAACGCTGTAGTGGTTTGGTCAGGCCAAAAATGAGCGTCAGAAAATACAATAATGCGACCTTTTTCTAAATCCATACCCCTACGGGTATTCCCTACTGTCTGTTCTGTTTTCTTGTAATCGTTTACTCGTTGATCTTTAAAACTAGGAAGGGGTATTTGAAGTCTTGTTTCTATTGACCGTCTGCGGTTATATACTGCTCTTTCCGACATTGCATGGATTTTGGCAAAAGATAATGGTGATCCTATCTTGTTCCATTCATCTATAAATTGTTCATCCGTTAAATAATAGCCGCCCATTTATAGCCTTTATAATGATAAAGTTAGCCAATACTAATCTATTTTAATGGAAAATCAATGACATACGCACGAATTGATAGTAACCACAAAGAAATAGTGGCGGCATTAAGACAAGCTGGTGCTACTGTAGTGTCACTTGCCGCTATGAAACATGGTTGCCCTGATTTACTTGTTGGCTTTGCTGGCGAAACTATGCTCATGGAAATAAAAAGGGATAGCAAGTCCCGTTTCACTCCTGACCAATTAGACTTTATGGGCAAGTGGAAAGGCGGTGCAGTCAGTCGTGTGGATAGTGTGGATGCCGCATTAAGAGCACTAGGAGTAATCAAAAAAGTGTTATAAAATACACTAAAAGGAGCGTTTCATGGAAAAATCGATGGCATTATTTTTAGCAACATTGCTACATTCGGGTACAAACACCCACTTTTTCCATTGGGCTACCAAGTCCTACGCTCAACACAAGACGCTCGGCAAGTTCTATGAAAATATTATTGATCTGACCGATCAGCTTGCCGAAGCGTACTTTGGCATCTATGGGCAGATTACCCAGTTTCCAAGCACATACCACCAGCCTAAAGAACCGCTGGCATACCTACAATCCTTGCAATCTTTTGTAAAAGATGCCCGTCAAGATTTGCCACAAGATTCAGAAATTGTGCAATTGATTGACAATATCGCCCAAGAGATTGACACCACCATCTACTTACTTAAATTCAAAGGTTAATCATGCCACTTAATAAATCAGGTTCAGCCAAATCAGTAGGCGAAAACATTAAAACCGAAGTTAAAGCTGGTAAGCCTAAAAAACAGGCACTTGCTATTGCCTTAAATGTTGAGCGTGAAAACGCCAAAGGTGCAAGAAAAGCTAAGTTAGAAGATGCTTACGCTAAATATGTAGAAGAAAAAGCGTGAAAAACGGACTTTACGCTAATATCCATGCCAAGCAGGAACGCATTAAACACGGTTCAGGCGAGAAGATGAACAAAGTTGGCAGTAAAAACGCCCCAACCGCCCAAGACTTTAAAGAATCTGCCAAGACTGCAAAGCCACGCAGACAGATGATTTCTGACGCAATGAAGGATATGTAATGCAACACATGAACCACAAATACCCTAAAGGTAACGCTTTATTGCGTGAGCATAAACAATCTACGCTAGAAAAGAACCAGCAACAGCGTTTAGACCGTAGAAAGCTAATCGCCAATAAACTTAAAGACTTGGATAAAGAAGTTAAGTAATGGCTGATTACGCAACAGATTTGTTAAAGCAAGCAACACAGGCTTATCCTTTTGTTGCAAAGCACAATCCTATGGTTGTGGTAAATCCTGTCGAAAATAGAGGTTTTGCTGAAACATATCCCGTGGGAGAAACAGGAGCACCATTACCTGAAGGTGGTTTTAATAAACACCCTTCTTTACCTATTGATAGGATTGGCGTAGAGGTATTTAAACCAAAAGATTTTACGCACCATGATTTAGCCGCAGAAATGTTGCACATTGACCCTATGGCTAATCAAACAAGGGAAGCGTTAATGCAGTCTTGGTCACCCAATCAACTTAAAACGCTAAAAGAACACGCATTAGATTGGCAAGCTACGCTAGATGAGGGCAGACCCGAAGCTGATGCAATTCAAAACGCTACTGATTCAGCATTGCGTGGATATACAGTAGGTCAATGGCCTGAAGAAATTAACAAAGCATTAGCATACAGTCCTGAACAACTTAAATCATTAGACGCATTAAAGTCTTATATGATTACACCCCCTAGTCGTAAAGAGTTAATACAACAACAAATAGACAAAATAGAGTAGAATTAACCTATCTTAATCAACCACTTGGTAAAGGTATGGAATCTAAAATAGAAAAAACTAGAAATAAGACAGGCGGTCGTACTGTAGGTACACCTAATAAGTCCACAGCACTCGCTAGAGAAGCGATCGCTAAGTTCGTGGATGGTAACGCAGACAAACTACAACAATGGCTTGACGAGATCGCTATGAACGAAAAGCTAGGGCCAAAAGTAGCGTTTGATTGCTTTATGCAAGTCGCTGAATACCATGTGCCTAAGCTAGCTAGGACAGAACATACTAGCCCTGAAGAACAGCCAGTTAAGATAATCCACGAACATAAGTTCCTAGATTGAAAGAGGGCTTTCGCCCCCTTATTAATGTTTATTTGGGAAAACTGCTTCAATCAAACAGTCTGCTAAAGTCATCCATTGTTTGTGTCCTAGTTCAGGGAATAACTCTTTTGCTGTTTCGTAAGCCTTTGTCCAACGCTTGAATTGCTTGATTGCTTGTTCTGCCGCTTGTGTATTTAGATTTGTGTTCATAATTTCCTTAATTAAACAGCTTAATTGCTGTCATACCTATAGGACAAATGAATTGATGATTTGTGAGGGATTTTTGTAAATAATTTATGAAAGAGTTAATTAAAAAGTACGAATATCCCTATAAGGCTAGAGATGCGTTCTTAGACTTCCATAAACGGGATCAACGCTGGGCTGTGTTGGTATGTCACAGGCGTGCAGGGAAAACGGTGGCTACAATTGCAGATACTATCCGTAGGGCTATCATGGAAAAGAAAGAAAACGCCCGATATGCCTACATTGCCCCATTCTATGCACAGGCTAAGAACATTGCGTGGGATTACCTTTTAAAGTTTGCAGAACCAGCCATTGTTAAGGCTAATCAATCAGAATTGTGGGTAGAACTTGTCAACGGAGCAAAAATTAGACTGTTTGGTGCTGATAACCCTGACGCTTTGCGTGGTCTTTATCTTGATGGCGTGGTATTAGACGAATACGCAGATATGAAACCAAGGCTTTGGGGCGAGATTGTGCGGCCATTATTGACTGATAGACAAGGCTGGGCTACCTTTATTGGCACTCCTAAAGGACATAATGCGTTTTATGACATCTACAACGAAGCTAATAAAAACCCTAATTGGTATGTTAAAACGCTTAGAGCCGATGTTTCAGGACTATTGCCTGAAGCTGAATTACGGGATGCCCAAGCTACTATGTCTGATAACCAGTACGAACAAGAGTTCTTATGCTCATTTGAAGCCGCTATATTAGGAGCGTTTTATGGTCAAGAAATGCGTAGGATCACGGATATGGAACGGATTACTACTGTTGACTATGACCCTATGTTCCCTTGCCATACTGCTTGGGATTTGGGTTTTAATGATTCCACTTCAATATGGTGGTTTCAGGTGGTTTATGGGGAGATACGGGTTCTAGACCATCATTCTAGCAATGGTCAAGCTGTGCCTTATTACACAGGTTTATTGGCACAAAAAGAAGATGAGTTTGGATACAAATATGGCTATCATTACCTGCCCCATGACGCTAGAGCAAAAACTATGGCTAGTGGCGGTAAGAGCATAATTGAACAATTTTCTGCAAAAATCGACATAAAACATCTAAAAATTGTTCCAAATCTGTCATTACAAGACGGAATTCAAGCAACACGACTTGCATTAACTCGCTGTTGGTTTGATAATAGATGCGAAGAAGGCATCGAATGTTTACGACAATATCAACGAGAGTGGGATGATGATAAAAAAGTATTTAGGGATCGCCCAAAGCACGATTGGACAAGCCACTCAGCGGATGCGTTTCGCTATCTCTCAATTGTATGGAAAGATGAGGACAGCCCTATCCTCAAAGATTCAAGGATTAAAGGACTTCATGTCGGGCAAACTGATGTAAGTCTTGATGAATTATGGAAGCAAACCCCCAAATCAACCATTAAAAGGATTTAATTATGTCAGGCGTTAATCAACCATTTGGAACATTCTACGAAACCGTAGCCGCATCACAAACTGCTCAAGTTTTAGGCGTTACTGGAGCGGCTGGTGATACTTTAATGCGTTTAGTCATTACTGTAAGCACAGCGGCATCTTCTACTGTAGCCCTATTAGACAATGCAACTTCCTACCCACTTATGGCGGCAAATACCCCAATTGGCGTATATGACATAGAAATTGGTGCTGTATCAGTAAGTGGTGCATGGAAGATTACTACTGGTGCTGGTGCATCTGTATTGGCTGTAGGTAACTTTACTTAAGGATTTATATGGATCACACATACCAAGATTGGTATAACTGCATTGCCCAGTACGAGCGTACATTCAAAGAATGGGAAGGTAGAGCCGACAAGATTGTCAAACGGTATCGTGATGACCAACGCAGTCGCAACAATCCTAACGCTAAATTCAATATCCTTTGGTCTAATGTACAGACCATAACCCCTGCAGTATTTGCTCGCTTACCTAGACCTGACATTTCACGCAGGTTTAGAGATAACGATCCTATTGGCAGAGTAGCGTCTATGATGCTTGAGAGAGCATTAGAGTACGAGATTGAGCATTATGGTGACTACGCTAGTGCTATGAAACAAACTGTCCAAGACCGTCTTTTAGGTGGTCGTGGCACGGCTTGGGTTCGTTATGAGCCACACATTGTCGGTGAAATGGCTGATGAAGCTGAAGGTGCTCCTGATGATGGCTATCAGATTACAGAAGATATTGATGAAGCCGAAACAGAAGGTGGTATTCATCGTGAGAACCAAGAGCGTATCGAATACGAATGTGCTCCTGTAGATTATGTCCATTGGCGTGACTTTGGCTTAACCGTTGCCCGTACATGGGAAGAAGTCACAGCAGTATGGCGTAAAGTCTATATGGGTAGACCTGCTCTTGTTGAACGCTTTGGTGAAGATTTAGGCGGCAAGATTCCGTTAGATACCAAACCTGAAAGTTCTAAAACCTTTGCTGAAAAGATGGGCGAAGGTTCACACGAAGCCGTTATTTATGAGATTTGGGATAAAACTAGCGGTCAAGTCCTGTGGTTATCTAAATCAATGGGAAAAATCCTTGATGTTCGTGATGATCCGCTACAGCTAGAAAACTTTTGGCCATGCCCAAAGCCAATGTTCTCCACACTAACAACAGACAGCCTAGTTCCTGTTCCTGACTTTGTTCTATATCAAGACCAAGCAAGACAGCTAGACACGCTGGCAGACCGCATTGATGGATTCATTCAAGCACTCAAGGTTCGGGGTGTCTATGACGCTTCTGAGCCTAGCCTTGCCCGTTTATTCTCTGAAGGCGAGAACAACGCTTTACTACCAGTTAAAAACTATGGTGCATTTAGCGAAAAAGGTGGCTTACAGGGGGCTATTAACCTTGTAGACATCAAGCCGATTGCCGAAGGTTTGAACATGGCTTATCAGGCTATGGAACAAGTCAAAGGGCAGATTTACGAGATTATGGGTATTGCTGATATTCAGCGTGGACAAACCGACCCTAATGAAACTCTTGGTGCTCAGATTATCAAGTCAAATAATGCTTCAGGGCGTTTAAAGACTATGCAACACGATGTAGTGAACTTTGCTACAGCCTTATTGCAGATCAAAGCACAGATTATTTGCCAGCACTTTACTGACGATACTATCGTTAAGATCAGCGGTGCAATGCAGTTATCACCGCAAGATCAGATGCTTATCCCACAAGCATTGCAACTCTTGAAAGACGAACCTGCTAAGAACTTCCGTATTGAAGTGACTACAGATTCCATGATTTATCAGGATGAGCAACAGGAAAAGCAAAACAGGATGGAGTTCTTACAGGCTATGGGTGGATTCTTAAGCCAAGCTATTCCTGCCGCACAAGCTACCCCTGAACTCACACCAATGCTAGTAGAGATGCTTAAGTTTGGCGTAACAGCGTTTAAAGCTGGTAAGGGATTAGAAGGATTGATTGACGAAACAGCAGATAAGTTCCGCCAGCAAGCCAAGCAGATGGAAGGTCAACCCAAGCCGCCAAGTCCTGAGCAACAAAAACTACAGGCAGAAATGCAATTAGAGCAAGCCAAGATGCAAGCTACACAAGCATCAGAGCAGGCTAAAGCCCAAGCAGAAGCCCAAAAACTTCAGATGCAAGGACAGCTTGAGCAACAGAAGATGCAGATGAATATTGAACTTGAGAAAGCCAAGCAAGAATATCAAGCCCAAGAAAATCAATTGAAGTTCCAATTAGAAGCTGAACGCAATGCCGCTGACAGAGAGATGGAAGCCAAGCTAATGCAGATGAAGATGAATATGGAACGCAATACTGCTTTGATGTTAGCTTATGTCAACAATGGTGCAAAAATAGAACAAGCCCGTATATCTTCAGGTTATGATGATGGCACACAAGCCTATGAGGATTCAGAAGATATGGCTAAAGCCTTGCAACATCCAATGCAACCTATTGCCGATGCTATTAACCAATCTCAAGGCCAAATGGCACAAATGATTTCACAGTTAATGGAACAGCAAAACAGACCTAAAACTATTATTCGGGATGCTAACGGCAAAATTCAGGGAGTTCAATAATGGCGTTAGTCGTAAAGGATAGGGTACTAGAAACTTCTAATACCAATGGTACAGGCACATTTACACTTGCTGGTGCTGTCAATGGATTTCAAGCATTTTCTGTTATTGGCATAGGAAATACGACTTATTACGCTATTACAGAAGAAACCAATAACCAATGGGAAGTTGGTCTTGGAACTGTCGGATCAGGAACATTGACCCGTGATACCGTTCTATCTTCTAGCAATAGCGGAAGCAAAGTAGATTTTGCCGATGGTTTAAAACAAGTATTCTGCGACTATCCTGCTAATAAGGCTGTTTATTTAGACGCTAGTGATAATGTAAGTTCTTTAGGCACAATTACTTCAGGCGTTTGGAATGGCTCAACTATTCCTGTAGCCAATGGTGGTACTGGCGTTACAACTTCAAGCGGTGCAAATAGCGTAGTTTTGCGTGATGCCAATGTAAACATAAATGCTAATGCTTTTAATGATGGATATACCAATACTGCCGCTTCAGGAACACCAATAGTATTAACTGTTTCATCTGTACGCAGATTTACCATTACTGGTTCAGGCGGTCAAACCATTAAATTGCCCGATGCAACCACATTAGTAAATGGCGAAATATTTGAATTTGATAACAACCAAAGTAGCGGTGCAATTACTGTTAATAACAACTCTAATACTTTAGTTGTTTCCGTACCTAGCGGTGGTCTTGTTAGGGTTAATTTGTTATCTAAT